TGTAGGTCGTTTCAGATACTACCGGCCTGAATTCGATTCGACTAATCCCGACTATCTGTCGGCGTGGAATGTCGCAATGCGTCAAATGACGCTTTACGGCCTTCGACCTAGTCCTTCGAATATCTACAAAGCCACTCCATGGACTTGGGCTGTTGATTGGGTGTCCAATTTTGGTGATCATATTGATTACCTAACCGACATCGCAATCGACAGCATCAGCTGCAGCTACTTCTACGTAATGCATCACAGGAAGGTAACGCGAAGGTTTATACAAACCCTACCGTTCCTTAATGGGATGAAGACGTTGACCTTTGATCGAGTAATCGAATCAAAACAGCGTCAAGAAGGAGCTGGTCCGTATGGTTTTAGCCTGACCTGGGATCAATTAACTCCCAGGCAAATAGCGATCGCCGGGGCACTTGGTATTAGCCGCCGTTAAAAGCGTTAATACTTTAAGCCGAGCGATCTACCTACCCTGGTTCCTTTAACAAAGATCGGTCCCTTGGAAAAGGATGGATCGGACAGGGTTTAACTCCGCATAACTTTGGAGGTCAACCACTTATGTTTACCGACCCACAATCGGTCACAGTCAATTCTGTCGCTCAATCTATGCCTCGAATTTCTTCGAGCGGATTGAAAACGATCTATCAGAAGTCCGATGGAAATTGGACTTTTACCATTAGCCATCAGCCCAGTAAAGGGCGGATTCGGTCAATGGTTCGGATTGATCAGCGAGCTGTCGTCGCAGACCCGTTGACTGCTGTCAACGACTATGAGACGCTCAGCCTCTACATTGTCCTCGATCGCCCTGAATATGGGTTTTCGATGGTACAATGTGAGCAGTTGGTGACAGGTTTTAAAACCTGGCTTGACAACACTGCAGTCGACAAGTTGTACGGCCAGGAATCCTAGGAATGAAAGTTCCTGGGGTCCCTTATGACCTACAACCTTCTTCTAACATCACAGAAAGGAGAGATAGCCTTATGGCTACCAATTCAAAACCTCCAGCAAAGCCTAGAAAGCTGAGCTGGCGGGATACATTACTCCAGATTTTAGGGGTATCATTACCCGTAATTTTGGGGGCAGTTCTTCGTAGCGAACCTGATGAAGGTCCCGCCGCGATTTTCGTGCAATCTGAGGATGGGGTTGGAAATGTTTCAATTTCCGCCTATCCACAGAATAATGTTCCTGCGAAGTAGTTGATGTCGACTACGTTTTAACAGTGTGTGGTACCGAATGAACTCCGGTGCCATGCAAATGGCATCGGAAGGGGTAGACATACGTCGGTTCAAAGTTCACCTCTAGATATGGAGGCAACTTGGAAGAGGACGTAAGTGACTATCTGGAGTTGGTCCAGGAAATCTATTTAGACTCCTGTGCCAAGTGTACCGCTGATGTCTCTGATTTACGTGATCTTGAAACTATAAGATCACGGGTCAAAGATGAAGGTGTCTCGTTTTTAACGATCACACTTCCCCGCTTTTGCCAAGACTTTGAACAAGCCCTGGCCCGCGGATTTGTTGACGCGACACTCTTTTCTCGCTTTAAACGAGTTAAGGGTGCAGTCATGCCTGCTTTTTTGCAGGGGATGACTCGTCAGATCTTTGACTTTGAGACTGGAAAGGTGTTAATCGATGAAAGTTCCCCTAACAAAATTAGAGGAGTATCAAGCGATATTCCTACTGTTGTTGAATCTGTACGGCAGCTTTGCCTTACATTCAAAAAGTTGGAACTGGACTGCACCCCGCAAAGGGTTCAGGCCGCGCTTGATTCATTCGTCGAAATCGAGCAGTCCCTTAATGAGTTTTCTGCACCGAAAGAAGAGCGTCGAGATTTTCTCGAAGTTTCTTCTGTGCTCTGGGATACTTTGGTTGCTGATTTTTCAGTTACCGACTGTATTCCCAAGCATGGTCCCGGAGCCACTGCGGAACGAATATCCGGTAATCGGAAATTCGTATGGCAGCGTTGGCATGATCGTCTCGAGCCTTATTTCCCTATTGTTGATAACGGGTACCCTTTGGGTATTCCGGTCAACTCTAAGGAACTCGAAATGGTATCGATCATTCCAGAAACGGATGAACAACCCGTAAGGATTGTCACCGTTCCGAAAACTCTTAAGAGTCCCCGTATCATCGCTATCGAGCCGTGTTGCATGCAATATGTGCAGCAGGGTATTCGAGATTTCCTTTATCGGAAACTCGAAAC